AGCGTTTTTTGAATTAGTTCCACCAGGAGTTTGATAGCCCTTGCCATTAGACTTACTAACATCTGGGAAAGTTGTGTACATATAATGATTACCTTCGGATCTATAATTTTCCCAACAGTAAAATCTATCAACATAGTTTTCAAAACTAACAGTTGTTTTTCTCATCGCTTTGTTACTATTGCTTGGAGTTATTTCTAATGTTTCTGGTGTAAAATTATTAAAATCTATTTCAATTTCTTTATTTTCTTCTATATCAGAATCTAAAGTAAAAGGCTTAGATGCCTCAACCTTTTCATAAGTAATTACTCCTTTGTCTTCATATTTAATAGAAAAAGAAGTATCCGATATTTTTGTAAACTCACTTGTTTCGCCTTCTCTTATAAGTTTTTGAATTCCAAGTGTTGAACGAATGTTATTTGCTATTCCTAAACTTCCAGTTATATAAGCATCATTTGCAACGTTTGGAACGGTGTCAAAAGAAACATATATAATCTCATTAGATGAACTATTTTTATAAGCAAAATAAACTGTTGGAATTTTACCAATAAGAGGCTTAACAATTTGGTCTGTATACGATCTTAGATTATTTTCTAAGTTGCTAAGTGTAACTACTGGATCCATATTTACCTCTTATTTAACTTTTATAAGAAGTATTTATCATATCCACATAATCCATTATAAAATTATTATAGCCTTTCTCTTTTGCTACAGAAACAATCGCTGGTACATCTTTATTTAAGCATTTGCTATCATAACCTCTATAATCATCAAAAACGCGAGTATGAGATTCTCCAACTCTTTCATCAAGAACAAAGCCGTCTCTTATGGCATCATAATTTACACCATATAAATCAGCAATGTCTTTAAATTGATTACAGAAAATAACCTTCATCGCTAAGAAAGAATTTTCCATATATTTAATAATCTCTGCTTCTGTTGAACGACAATGGAAGAATTTAAAATTAGCTGGTTTAGTAAGTTCATAAAGTTGTCTTACTTCATGACAAATATCTTCTTCGCCTCCAAGTATTACAAAGTTTGGCTTTAATGCAAACTGTGTATTACCATAATATTCTGGTGAGAATATAATATTTTTTTCGTATTTTTGTATAAGGTTTTTTGTTGTGTCTGGAGGAACTGTAGATTTAATAATGTATATTTCTGCATTTATAGTTTTTAAAACTTCTTCCACAAAAGAAATATCACATTTACCATCTTTATTTGGAGTAGGAACTGCTATAAAGCAGAACTTAAATTCTGAAAGTGGTGGACGTGTGTAATTCGCATTTTGGTCTTTATCTGGATCGTAAGTTACTGCAAATGGGAATTCTTCTTTTAAATGTTTACCTACTATACCGTAGCCTGCGATGACTGTTTCTGGATATTCAAATATCTGTTCTCTCTCAAATTTTGACATTTTCTTTCTTCTGATAAAACAACTTACTGACCATTAGGATAAAATGATACACAGAGTTCTTCATTATCCATATATCCCCCCTTGTTAGATTTGTCAGTAAAAAGACATAGTTTACCTGAGTAATTTTTAATTACACAGGAGCCATCTGTAACAACATGCTCTATAAAAGCCGAATTCTGAACACCTGGCTTAAGTGGTTCATACCAACGTTTTACTGGCCCTAGCTCTTTAGTAGTAGTAATTGCACTATCGTATCCCCAGCTGTATACTTTTATTGGCTCAACCGTAGTTTCTTTTGGAATATTTTCAATAGATACTGTTGCTTTTTCCATACCATCTTTTCCTTGCTCTGGTGTAATTTCAACAGGATCAGTATAGTTAGAAGCGTTAATAGTTACATTATGATTAGACTCCAGGTTTGGTTCTTTTGGAATATTTGTAATGGATACTGTGGCTTTTTCCATACCATCTTTTCCTTGCTCTGGTATAATCTCAACAGGTGCAGCATAGCTAGAAGCATCAATAGTTACACTATGATTAGACTCCAAATTTGGTTCTAAATCTGCTTCTACTTTTGTAAATTCTTTATCTATATATGGCTTAATTATACTACTAAAAAAACTTCTCAAGTTTTCATTTAGTTTAGTAAATGTTATAAATTTCATTTGCAATCTCCAAATATTAGCTTATGAATTTGTATTTTTTTCTTTGAGGCTCTTAATTTTATTTTCAACATATGGTTTAACAATGGTATTAAAGAAATCTCTCAAATTTTCATTTAGTTTATTTAATGTCAAAAATTTCATATTGTCTCCAAATTAAAAAAGCCTGAGAAATCTCAGGCTTTTGTTTTTAGTCATTGTCCTCTACTAGAGAAACAGTGCCGTCAGCTGAAATCTCTATCCCTTCACCAGCCTTGTAGAAATCTTTATCTGCAAGCTTCTCGATCTCATCTCTAAGATACTGGTCTTTAACCGCATATTTTACGCCATTAATTGTAATTTTTGATGTACTTGCCATTTTCTACTCCTTAGTCATCTGGTTCGATGTCATCTGGGTCTACACTAACATTAGAACCATCTACGTTAGCTCCACCCTGTCCATCAAGAACAATGCCGTTTGCTTCTGGGTTTGTAAACTCTGGCCAAGTAGAGAAGTCAATTGTGTCTGTCTCTTCTTCTGGAACCTCAGATGCTGCTGATGAACCTCCACTAACATCTAATTCTCTCCAAAGACCGAGAGTTTCGTCAGCTTCGTTTGATTTATTATATAAATATGCTTTTCCAGTTTCTGAACATAGAGCTATATACATCTGTGGCATTCTTTTTTTAGAAACGCTTTTCATATTTTCTAATGTATCATAGATATCTCTAGTAAAATTTGGAAGCATTGTATTATTTTCCAATGATTCGCCTATTATCATTATTATTGTCTCCATTAAAAACTAAGGGGCTTTTGCCCCTTAGTTGTGTTTTTATTCTGCTGTAGGATAAAGTATCTGATTATCACCAGCAAGGTTTGCTGAGTTATAAACAACATAATATTCTACAGTTTCACCGTCATAATCAACATTCAATTCAGCTACTTTATAATAGCTAGAAGCTACTATTTCATTAGCAACTGGGTTAATAATTTTTGGAACTATATTTTTTCCATCTGGTAAAGCTGCTTTTTCTATTGCAAAGAAAGCGAATGGGAATTCATTTTCTGCGTTATCTGTAAATGGAACATCAGACTCGTTAAATACTACTTCAGCCTCAAATGGTTTCTTCATTTTTACAACTTCATAGTTTGAAATAACGTTTTTAACTCCAGCAATAAGCTGTTCGTCTGTTGCTTTTATTCCATCGAATACTGGTGTACCATATCCTGGTGACTCACCATCTGTAAGAACGATATATCCCTTTACTGTTGAGAAAAGGTTTTCTTCCTCACTAGCAAAAGGGATATATACTCCCTTATTCCAGATACCAGCAAGCTTATAACCTTGATAAAAGCCAGATACAACTCTAGCTGTCTCGTTATTCTTGCTTACTATCATTCTATTCCTCCTTTATAAGGTAAAGAGTGTTTGGATCTTTTGTCTCTATAGCATCATAAGCTTCCTGGTTTTCAAGCAATACATATGTAAGCTTATTCTCTTCTGTTTTTGCTTCAGAAGCAAGAGGTCTCCAAAGTCCAAGGGCATCATCTGCTTCATTTGCCTTGTTGTAAACATAAACTTTACCATCTTCCTGACAAGTAGCGATAAGCATCTGTGGCATCTTTTTCTTAGATATTGCTTTCATTTCAGCAAATGTAGCAAAAGTGTCTCTTGCAAAATTTGGTGTCATTGTGTTATTTTCAAGTGATTCACCTATTAACATTATTATTTCCTCCTAAAATTTATAAATTAGTTAAAACTTGCTCTAAAGAATACTTCTATTGTAGAAGTAGAATCTGCTAATCCACCCTTAAGAGCAAATACAACATACTCTACGCCGTCAATTGTAACATAGAATCTGTGATAACCTCCAGATTGCTTAAGCTCTCCAGCGAACATCATTCCTGGTTCAATTGGTTCTGCTGTTCTTGGGAATGCAATAACAGCTGTTGAAATATGGTCATCATCTTCATCTGTACCAGTGAATGAATAATCCTGATATTGATTTGTTACTGTTTCACTTGTAAGTGTCTTAATAAGTTCTGGAGTAATTGCTTCTTCGAAGTATGCTCCTACTGCATTCTGGTTCTCCATTCTGTTATAGTCAAGTACTGGTGTTCCCTTATAAACTACAAAACTTCCACTTGGTGGTGTTGGATCACTTGAACCAGCTGCTGTATACTTCTTTGTAGCTACACTTGAAACGTACTCTACGTCATCACCAGTTTCTGGATCTGCTTCAGTTACTACTGCGATAGCTTTAACAACTGTACCATCTGCTACTGTAAATGCAGCTGTATAAGCTGTTGAGCTTGATGTTGGGTTAGAACCATTTGTTGTATAGAATACATCACCTTCTGAAGCTGTAATTGTTACAGAACCTTCAGCAGAAATTGTAATTCTAGGAGTTGCAACTGTTCTACCTGTAGAACCTGTTCCTTCTGCTGCATCTCCAGTTGGCTGTCTGTACTTCATTTCGATTACAGCTCTCTGGCCATTCTTTTCTGCATATTCAATTGTTGCCTTTGCTGTTACTGCAGCAACTGCAGCCTTAATGTCTGTACCGTCAGAAAGAGTTTCCTGGAAAAGAGTTGTTGCTACATTCTCTGGAAGCACATTTTCCAATCTTTGATTTACGATTTCACCATCGGCATTTTCAATACCTTTGGAGATGAATTCTTTATATGTAACAACTGGAGTTACGTCTTCTCTTGTCTTCTCAATTCTTACTGTAGTTGTACCCTGAATAGGGTCAAATTCCTTCTGAATTTTCATATGAAATTCCTCCAATATAAATTAACTTTAATAAAAACCATTTTGTGGTTTTAGTATGTTTAAAATATTTCTGTAAATAAAAAAAGGAGGTTCTAGAACCTCCTTTTTTCGTACTATCTATCTAACAATTAGATTGCCAAATTGTCAATTCTGATTGTAGCATAGTTGTACTGTCCACGTGGACAGAGTGTCAATCCATATCTTGTGAATGTTCCACGAACATTGTTGAAGTTTTCTGGATTAACAACTGTGCTAGACATCCAGTTAGCATATGGTGAGTAAACTACACCAGCACCGTATGTAGAATCCTTAGACTTGTATCCAAGTGTGATTTCGTAAGCCTGAGCGCCAACTCTGTTAGGGTCAACATATACAGCCATTGTTCCGTTTGAAAGGAATCCAGCATTGTAGAATGTTGTCTTAGCGCCAGAGATTTCTCCGTGCTTCCAATCTGGGAGCATCTGAAGTACTGCTGCAACCTGTGGAGAGCAAACCATCCAGTCAGCTGGAGCAATGTGGTTAAACTCTGCAATCTTTGTTGCAATCTGGTACATATGCTGTGCAAGGCAACGATGTCTATCAAGGTAGTTGCCCTGAGTATTCTGGCCTGTTGATGCATCGTCGTCGATCCAGTTGTGCTCAAATCTGAGTTCTGGGATAATGTGGTCATCGATAAAGCCCATTACTTCACGGTCGATTTCGTAGTTCATCTGAATAGCAGCAACTTTTACAAGTTCCTGTTCTACGTTAATCTTGTGATAAGCCATCATATCCTGCTCAGCTTCTTTTGTCCATCTAACCTTCAACTTTCTTTCAGTTGTGTTGATGTTCTGGTGTTCAATACCAAATTCCATCTCAGGAATTCTTGATGAACCTTCCTGGTTGTATACAACGAAAAGCTGTACTACAACTTTATTATCCTTGTTCTTTGCAAACTTTGTTGCATCGATTGTGATACCCTGTGTATTGTCGATTACGTTTCCGTAAGCTGCGAATGCTTCAGAAGCATCTACTGCTCTACCAGCAACCTTATCGTATACTTCGAATCTCTTGAGCTCATCACCATTAGCCAAGAAGTCATAAACTGACTTAAGGTCATCCTTAGAGAATGTTACATTACCTGCTGCAGCTTCCTTGATGAATGGACCTACTTTCTCAGAAGAGTAGTATGTACCATAAGCAGGTGTTGTCTGCATTGGGTTTCCAGAGAATTCGTCTCCAGCCTTAATGTTACCCTTTGTATTAGAGTAGCTATTAACGATGTAGTAGATTACACCAGTTGGAGCTGACAATGGCTGTACTGATACAAGCTTGTTAGCGATAAGATCAGGCATAACACGTCTAATCATTGGGAACATTACCTTAGGGATAACGTAGTCACCTACTGCACCTGACATCTGTGGTGCTTCTGTAAGAACTCCTTCCTCATTAAGCTGCTCTTCCAACCAGCCTCTTGGGAGTGTTCCGTTTTTTACCATCTCTTTATAAGAGCTTTCGAGAACGATCTGAGTGTTAAGTTTTTCGTCTGCGTCAGCAATGTCTTCTGTAAGCCAATTCCAACGTCCAGCAAGCTCTTTCTCAACTTCTTCCTTTATAATGAAATTATTTTCTAACATTTATACTTCCTCCAAAATTATTTTGTGGCGTAAGCCTTGAGCATTTTTTTGAAAGTGTTGTCAGCTGGCTTACTAGAAGCATCATCGCCTTCAAAACCTTCATTTATATAAGATTCCTCTTTCAATGATGGATCGTCACCTTCGTTCTCTTCACCTGCGCCTTCTTCATCATCGTCATCAGACTTCTTACCTTTCTTTCCCTTTTTCTTCTTTTTATCATCATCACCTTCATCGTCAGCGCCTTCGTCGTCGTTTCCTTCGTCTTCTTCGCCGTCTTTGCCAGGTTCCTGCTGATCATCGTCTTCTTCCTCATCATCTTCATCTGCTTCGAAGAGTTCTGGGAGATTTTCCATAAGATTGTAGAATTTCTCTGTTACTTCATCTGAAGTACCTTCTTCAACCAATGCACCTACCATTCTCTTAGTTCTCTCTGTATATGGAGCTAAAAGATCTCTAAGTGTTTCTTTTCCTTCGCTGATTGCTTTTTCTCTCTTGAGTGTTTCAACTTCTTCACTGAGTGCTGCAAGAGTATCGCTGTATGTAGACTCTCTGTAATCTTCGTTAAGAAGAGGAGCTACGATTTCCTTAATCTGTTCAAGAATCTTGAGCTCTGGATTGTCCTTTACAACTTTTGCAGTAACTTCGGCTTTCATTTTACCCTCAAGATCGCTAAGACCAGCCATCATTTTGTCTGCATATTCTTCTCTGAGCTGCTCACGATACTTCTGATTCTCTTCTTCAAGCTCTTCGATTTTGGCTGCCTTAACTTCTTCCATTTGTTCAACAAGCTGATTAGTAACTGACTCTTTCCAGTTTTCGAGAGCTTCCTGAATATATTTCTGAGAAGCTTCGTCTAATGAGTTGTCAAGCAAATTGATAGTATTTGTATCTGCCATCGTTTCCTCCAATTAGAAAAACCTAAATAGTTTTTTACCTTATAGTTTTATCTTTGCTATAAGGTAAAATTTTTAACTTTAAGAATTTTTCTAGTAATTAAAATACTTATTAGTTTCTACAGATGCCTTAGACTTGATTGCTTCAAGCACGTCCTTGTATTTAGCAAGGAATTCTTTATCTGTGTGCTTATCAACCATCTTATTTGGATAAGTCATCTGCATAAATTGACCATTTCTCTTATTAAGAATATAAATCTTGTTGTCGTCTCCAAGGTAAACCTTAGATTCGTTATTTCCTTTTACAAGTGCAAGATAGTAGTATTTCTGCATTGGTCCGAATACTTTTTCAATATCCTTTTTAAGAACCTGTGTTACATCATTAGACTTAAATGTCTCACTTCTATCTGCTCTTCTTGCTCCAAGCTCACCAGACTTTTTCTGTTCACGAAGTTTATTTACAACATCTGATTTTCTTGCAGCTTCAAGATTACTTCTCATATTCTTAACATCTTGCTGAATCTTCTTCTTTCCTTCTTCTGATGCATTTGCATAAACTTTTTCAGCAGCAGAAACAGCACCTCTGATTTCGTCAGCCGTAAGCCAATGAGATTCGTCAAGATCTGGAATATTTAATCCCTTCTTCTGACCCCAATATGTTTTAATATCACGGAAGAGCTTCTTATAGTCTGCTTGAGTTGTCTTAAGAAGCTCGTCAAGCTTATCCATAAGCTCATCATGCTCTTCGTCACCTTCTTCATAACCTTCATCTTTATATGTTGGATCACGAAG